ATACAACGGAGGCGATATGTTCAACAATAACAAAGAAGAAGATAAAAAAAACAAGATTGAAGAGCTTGACGAAAAACTTGATGATATTATTGCTAGAATAGAAAACATTGAATCTGTATTAGAAATAGAACCTGAAGAAGAAGAAAACTTTGAGGAAGATGAAAATGAAGAAGAAGACGATAATAACTAAAATCAAAGAATTTATACAAAACATTATATCTAAATTTAAATCTTGTTTTAGTGAATAAGTACAAATCTATATTTGTCAGCGATACACACCTTGGTACTGAAGGTTGTAGTGCCAAGGAGCTCGCTGACTTTCTTAAAAATAATACCTGTGATAGACTTTATCTTGTAGGAGATATTGTTGATGGTTGGCAACTTGCTAAAAAAGTTTATTGGCCACAAGAACATTCAAATGTTATAAGAAGAATTTTAACAGCAGCAAAACGTGGTACTAAAGTTTATTGGATTGTAGGAAACCACGATGAAATTTTAAGAAACTGGTTTGACTTTAGATTACAATTTGGTCGTTTAAGAATTTTAAATGAGTATATACATCACGCTGTAAATGGTAAAAAGTATTTGGTCACACACGGTGATATATTTGATCCGTTAATGAATAGTGGTAAGTTTCTTATGTACTTTGGTGATTTTATCTATATTTGGTTAATGCGATTTAATCGTTATGTAAATTGGGTAAGAAGAAAATTAAATCTAAAATATTGGTCACTATCAGCCTATCTTAAATCACAAGCAAAAGAAACCATTGATATGTTATTTAAGTATAAACAAACTATGGTTGCTTATACAAAGAAAAAAGGTTATGATGGTGTTATTTGTGGACATATTCATACACCAGCAATTGAAGTTATAGATGGTATTGAATATATGAATGATGGTGATTGGGTAGAAAGTTTAACAGCACTTGTTGAAACACATGAAGGTGAATTTAAGTTAGTTAGATATTATAATGAATAGGTTATTTGCTTGGTTATTTTTACCATATATAACCATAGTCATTATAGCTGCTAGTTTAGGAAAAGAAAAATCTTTAGAAATTTTTGGTTCAAATTTATTAGAGGAATATTGTATTGTGTTATTATTAATGATGGTTATTGATATTCAAAGGATTATAATAAAATGGATAAAAGAAAAATAGATTGGACATATGAAAACTGGTGTCTAGTTGGTTTGTATATTGTAATGATATATGGTGTTCTATACCATTGTCTGTATAAAATACCTGTAAGTTTTTATAATAAATTGACGTATGGTAAATTAGATGATGAATATATTAAAAAATATGGTAATGATTATACTTTTAAAAGAAAGTAATATTAATCTTTCAAAACAGAATATATTAAACTATAATAATCATAGTGTCTATCTGTAGAGTGAGCAGTAATAATTCTATTGTTTTCAAAATCAATTACTACTTGTTGACCAGCAAACCCGTCCATCATTAAAATAGGTCTGTCATCTAAAAAAATAGCATCCCATAGAAACTGACCACCATAAGTTTGTGCAGCCTTATGATTACCACCTAAATTTGTATAACCTTCTTTTTGTCTGTCAACTCTATTTTCATACATAGTTTTTAAATACTTACCAACGCAAGTATCATTCTTCCAGTGATTTAACATTAAGTTAGCAATTCTTACATAATCATATCTGTCAGCGTAAAAAGCATATCTGCCGTATTCACCAGATTTTCTATTACCAGTTTTATCTTTTACTAAAGTTTTATGAAAATAAACTCTTTTTGCAACTTTAGCGTCTTCAACAAATATCTTATGTAATAACTTATTCCAGTCATCACCAGTTTTGTAAATAACATAGTTCATAATTACATTTGTTGTCATGGCACTATAATTGAAATACTTACCAGGTTCTAAACCATCAACATCTTTAAAATATTTTTTCATAGCAGTTTTGATAGGTATAGTATTAACACTTTTTTTATTTTTTGTTAATTTACTATCCCAAATACCAATTCTACTACCAATTATTTCATCATCACCTGCCTGCATATTAAGTAAGTGTATTAATTTTTGATTTTCATATAAAGTACCTACAACCGTTGGGTAATCAATTCTGTCATAAACGGTATGATTAATATAACCACCACACATTGCATAACCTGTAACTAAAGATACCATAGACTTACCAACCGAGTGTGAAGGATAAGGTCCTTTGTATTTACTTTTTCTATTTTGATCTACTAAAATTTTATTGTTTTCAAATAAGATGTAAGAAACTAAACCAGTTTTTTTATCCGATATGTTTTCTTCAACAACTTCAGATAAATCTTTAGTCTGTACTCTTCCTATACTATTTCTATAATTAACAAAGATGGTATTTTGTAAATCAAACTCAAACTCATAAGTGTCATTTTCTTTATCACCGATTTTGTATTTGTGATTACAATTAAAACAATATTTTTCATTTTTATGATCAGCAAACGTTACGCCGATCATTAAAACTAAATGTATTAATATTGTGAAAATCCAAAGTCTAAACATGTTACTTATTCTTTACCTTTACGTTGTACCATTCTGTTAAATGACCATGACCGTTATATCTTCTAGGTCCTCTAATCATATAATCCCAATGATTTAAATTTTTATCTTTATATACTTTTTCTTTAAACATCTTTCTTGCTTTTGAAAGTGATTTAAAAGGTCCCCAACAATCAGTAGAGTCCATAAGTTTAAAATCACAATCAACTCCTCCCATATGTAATTCTGAAATATAATACATTTATCTCTCCTCTGAATATAAAGTTTGTGAGTATAACGCAAGGATAAAACTAGCAATTCCTAACATTGCCATTGATCCTCCTTGTAAGTATTTGTCAACTTCTATTGAACCGACAGCGCCGATCATACAGAAAGTTCCTAATACTGACATTGCGATTGTCATATATTCTAATATTTTTTTCATAGTGTCTTTCTCCTTATATTAAGTTAATAGCGTTTTGATATAATTTTTTTGCACCGTTATGTGATTTAAATCCATACTCTTTTGCAAAATCCATTGAAGATGAAGCCATAACAACATCATCAAAACCGTATTTTTTCATAATGTCAGCAAGAATTATAGGATTTTCAGATCCTTTTTCTTTTCTGATACCGTTTTCGTAAAAAGATAAGAAGACTTTACCGTCTTCAGCAGATACGAAATTAATTTTAGTGTTTTTTAACATAGTGTTTCCTTTATTTGTTGTCTTTGTTGTTTTCATACTATTAATATACCGTATTTTTACATAAAAATCAACAAAAAAATGGTATTTTTGTCCGATTCTTCCGTAGCTTGTCGGCATTCTGGCGTGTTTAGAACAAAACTAGAACAAAAACCTTTATAAATAGTAAAAAAACAATAAAATATGAGGAAATTATGAAAAAAATGAGAATTTTTAAGTTCTGGAACGAATCGGGTGACGAAAAAGAGAAGGAAGCCATGAGTTTGAAGAAAGCAACAATATCTGTACAAGGGGATTTTAAGGATAAAATCATTGGTGTTGAATATATCAGTAAAAAAGGCAAAAAAATCGTAGATTCGTTAAAAATACCAGTAGGACGAAAGATTCGTCAATCAATTGAGATAGAAAAAAGAAGATTACGACAAAAAGCCGAAAGAGAACAAAGGCAAGCTGAGGCAAAAGAAAGATATGGCAGTTAGAGAGGGTGATCCATTAAGTACAGGTCATGTTTGTACAGGAATCACTAATTTAGCAACTTCATTAGTAAGAACCGTTAAGGCAAACGGTATCGCAGGTGCTGTACAAGGCACTCCTACCGTATCTCATACTTTTCCACCTGCTCCGTTGTGTCCTGCTCATGTTGCAAATTTAAATCAAGGATCAACAAACGTTAAAATAGGCGGTTTACCTTGGGGACGTGTAGGAGATAGTGCTGACCTAGGTTCAATGATTTCAGGTTCTTTAAATGTTAAAGTAAATGGTCTGTAAAGTCATATAAATATAGTTATGGCCTACTCAAACTATGACGCAAGTACAACTAACAAAAGTAAAAGATCAAATAGAATCTATAGTGATTTAAATTTGAGTTTTACTAAAAATCCTGCAACTAAAGATGTTGCAAAATTATTTGATGTACAAGCAATTAAAAGGTCTGTTAAGAATATAATCTTAACTAACAAATATGAAAGACCTTTCAATTCTGACTTCGGTTGTAATTTAAGAGGTTTCTTATTTGAGAATATTACTGAAC